ACGAGTAGTGGAGCAACTGCTGTCGGCACTTTCACCGACACCTTCTTCGAAACCTCTGTCGGTGATACACCAGGCACATTTTACACAGTCAATTTCACTGTTGAACATAGATCAAATCCTGGCACTGGTATACACACCGCAATATTCACCGCACAGGGTGAGATGCCGTCTCCTCTATATGTCGGCGATACAGTTTATGTTGTTGTAAATGGTGACGCAGTAACTGGATTTGAAGAGATCGGACACGAACTTTCAGTATCTGGTGATGCACTATTTGATAACGAAGGCGTTACTACAACCCCTACTGCTAACTCAGTTGATGGAACAAGAGTTGAGTGGGAAGACTTCAGTACTGTCGGTGGTCTTTCAGGATCATATCAATCAACATTCGAAATCAAAGCAACTCAAGTAGGTCTTTTAAACTTCACTTTAACTGCCAACTCTACTGACGTTCAAAACACAACTAAACAAACTGCTAACACTAGTATTGTATTCCCTACTATTGAAATCGAAGAGACCTTACCACCGGAGTCTATAGGTGTTCAGACTGATCTTTATCAAGTAACAACAGCATCACAACCTATTAATACTACTAGTGCATTAAAGAAAAATCCATTATATTGGAGCAGAGCATTAACGCCCAACGGTGTTAAGGAGATGAATGACGCAGAACTTGACGCATTTTGCGAAGAGTTGGTCATACGTATCATGCGAGACGAGTTGCCTGGTACGTATCGTCTAAGTGCGAACAGTCCTGGCGCTGATTGGGTACAGTTTATTCCTAGTGTATTTAATGACACACGTGGCGATGGAACTGTTATACCTTATTCTATATGGATCAGACAAGCAGGCATTAAACCTGCTGTAATTAGACCTCTTTATATTGCACGTAATGCTCAGAATGGATGGGCAGGACTAAGACAACATAGCGATGCAGAAGTAGAGTTCACGTTTGGTGAGCGAGTAAAGAAAGCGGTCGAAACTACTGGTATTGGTAAATATCAATTACGTTCAGCGACTCAAGGTCGACCGACAGATACTGGTACATGGGTAGCACGTGGTAGTGCAATTGATACTAGACTTGAATACTATTATGATACAGGTTATCAAGCACTAGAAACTTACACTGCTCAGTATACAGAAGACTATCTCGGCGACTATGAAGCAACTTATACTGGCAACTATGAACCAACATATAGTGGTGAATTTGCTGGTGAATACTTAGGAACATATGACGGTGATTATACTGGTTCATATACTCCAACATACGATGGCGATTATCTGGGTGACTACACACAGAACTACCTCGGCGATTACAATACAGAATACACACAAAACTATCTCGGTGATTACGTTAATCAATACGTGCCTACTTATGATGGCACCGATTACATTAGTGATTATGAAAACACATATGATGCTGATGCTGTTATTGAACAGTATGCTAGTGACTACGAATCTGTTGATTACACTGGTAACTATATCAGTGATTACAACACAGACTATATCAGTGATTACACAAACACATATCTTTCAGATTATTCTGGCACAGAGTATGTAGGCAACTATGTTTCAGATTATCTTGGTGGATTCCAGACTGAATATCTTGGCAACTATATCTCGAACTATATCGATGATGTATACACAGGAAACTACATTACTGATTATACCAGCGATTACATCAGTAACTATCTTGGAACTTATGACGGTGATTATCTAGGCGATTACGGCGCAAGTTATGAGGGTGTATATGATAACTCCTACGAAGGAGACTTTCAAGCAACTTACGCTGGAGACTTCACTGCTGATTATCTTGGAACATATCTAACAGATTACGACTCACAATACGAAGGTCAGTTCGCAGAGAACTATCTTGGTGATTACATCAGTGATTATCTAGGAACATATGCAAGTGGATATGAGTCGGATTATACAACTGACTATATTACACAATATGAAGGCGAGTATGATGAAGTGGCATATGAGGGCAACTTTGTTGCTGATTATGAAACTGCCTTTGAAGGTGTTTACACAAATTTATACGCTGGTGATTACATCAGCGATTATCTCGGAACATATGCTGGAGAGTACGAAACAAATTATACTACTCAGTTTGATGCTGTATATGTTGGCGGATTCGAGACAGATTATACAGCAACCTTTGATGCTGGATATGAGAATGTATATGCAGGAAACTATCTTTCACAATACACTGATGAGTTCGAAACAGTATATGTAGGCGATTATGGTGGAGAATATATTTCTACCTACTCTGGTAATTATGAAGCGCAGTACTCAACAGACTATACTGTAGAATATACTGGCATCTATACTGGTGATTACATATCAGATTATCTTGGTGATTATATCTCGCCTTATGATGGCACTGAATATGTTTCTGATTATGTTTCAACTTATGAGAGTGAATATGGTGGACAATTTGAAACACTATACACTGGTGTATTTGATGGAGTCGAGTATCAAGGCAACTATGCTAGTCAATATGTTGGCAACTATATTGGTCTATACAATACAGAATATGCTACAGATTATCAAGGCACAGATTACATATCAACATACGAAGAAACTTATGTTGGCGATTATCTTGGCAATTACGATTCTGCTTATGTAAGTGTTTATGATGCTCAAGCATATATCGCTGAGTTCGAAACAACTTATACTGGCGAGTACTCAGGATTATTCACAGCATCCTTTATTGGCGAGTACGATAGCACTACGTACCTATCAGTATATGATTCATCTTATATCGGTGATTACATCGGAACATTCAGTCAGAACTTTGCTGCCAGTTTCGACGGTATTCCTTACGTTGGTGCATTCGAGTCGGACTATTTAGGTAACTATGTTGGTCAGTTCACTGGTCAATTCGCTGCCTCTTTTGCGGGTTCTGCATACACTTCTATATTCACAGCGCAGTATGCTACAGATTATGTTTCTGATTTTAGTGCATCCTTCACAGCGAATTATGATGCTGGAACATATGCGGGTGATTATATATCATCATACGCAAGTTCATACACAGGATCATTCAGCGCAACCTTCTCGGGTGAATATGATAGTCAAGCATACGAGACTCAATTTGCTGCAACTTATACCGGAAACTATATTGGTCTATACAATACAGACTACTTAGGCGACTATGATAGTTCAGGTTATATTTCGAACTTTACTGTTGACTACACCGGTAACTATAGTGGTGCTTTCAATGCAACATTCTTAGGAACATATGATAGTACAAACTATACAAACGAATTTGAAACTGTTTACTCGGGCGATTATTTAGGTAACTTTACAGCATCATTTCAGGGTGCTTATGATCGTGCTAATTATCTCACACAGTACGAAGGCATATACACAGGCGATTATAGTGGTGCTTTCACTGCAACCTTCTTGGGTACGTATGACCGCGCATCATATACGCGAGAGTATGAGCAAATTTATACAGGTGATTATGAAGGCGCATTTACTGCTAATTATCTAGCATCGTATGATAGAATAGACTACGCTACACAATTTACCGGTGGTTATACTGGTGGTGTACCAGAGTCTTTCAGCGCAACATTCTTAGGATCGTATGATAGACTAGACTATGCATCTCAATATACTGGACAATATGTTGGTCAGGTAGGACAAACTGAGAATGTATCATATACTGGTAATTATGATGGCGGAATCTATACTTCGACCTTCACAGGACAATATGTAGGACAGATTGGCGAGAGTGAGAACACTACTAACCAAGAATCTTTTGACCGCGGACAATATGCGACACAGTTTACGGGACAATACACAGGACAGATTTCTGAAAACCTAGACACAGTTAATGCTGAAAACTACGATAGACAAAACTACAACACACAATTTACAGGCAATTATGTTGGTGGTGTAGGAGAAAGTATCAATGAATTGTTTACAGGATCTTTCGAGCGAGGAAGTTATCAGGCAGCATACACAGGACAATATACTGGTGTTGTGGGCGAAAGCATTAATGAAACTTTCCAAGGATCATACGATAGAGCAGACTATGCTACACAATTTACTGGTGGTTATACTCGCATACAGTCTGAGAACATTACTGATGGTGTTAACGAGGTAATTCAGGAGAACTACACAGGCAACTTTGTAGGACAATATATTGGTCAAATCTCGGAGACACAACAAACTGCTATTAACGAAACCTTTGCTGCAAATTATGTCGCCGCTTACACAGGACAATATATTGGTCAAGTACAAGAGACTATACAGTCTACTTACACCGGTACTTACACTGGTGGATACACTGGTGGATATCAAGGTGGATATACTGGTCAAGTACAAGAGACACAACAGACTGGTATTTCTGAAGCAATAACACAGTCAACTAATGAGTCATTCACTAGCACTGTCAACTATACGGGCAACAATTACACCGACTCGACAACAATGGTGACAGGTTATTATACAAACCTTTACCTTACCCAATATTCTATAGGTTTTAACCCAACTCCTTCGGGTTATTCTGGCGGTAACCAGTCCGCCGGCAATAGTATGGCAGATACCTATTGGTCTCCTATAAATGCTACCGTTCATGCGTTAACTAAGAATGAGTCATTTGGGGTGGCACCGGGGCCATACGTAACACTGACATTTACATCAGCACTTAGCACTACTCAGAGAAATAGTTGGTATGGTATAATAATTTGGTGGTACGGTTCAGGTTCCGGCGCGCCGGTGAGCGGTGCGCCGGCATATGGTACAACTGCTGATAGGAACGGTTATACATTCCTCCGCGCCTCTGCCACTTATGCCAACAATTATTATGGAACTGCATTTACATGGACTGGCGCTAATGGCCCAGTGAGTACTTTGACTTGGTCCCCATTCGGACAACCTCCATCAGCGTTTCCTGCAAATAGTGGTTGGCAAGTCGGTGTAATTGCCAACTCTCCGACTACGACAAATTATGCTGTCGGAGGTGGAACATACACAGGACAATACTCTGGTCAATATACTGGTGTTTACACTGGTGGATATACTGGCGGTTATGAACGAACTGCTCAGGAAGTTATATCACAGACCACTCAAGAGGGTATTCAACAATCATACACCGGTGGATATACTGGTGGTTATGAACGTGCAGAGAATACCACACGAAGTGCAACTTATGAAGGTAACTTTACTGGACAATATACTGGCGGTTATGTAGGACTATATGAACGTGCGCAGAATGAAACTCGTACAGCAGTCTTTGAAGGTACTTACACAGGACAATATCTTGGCGTATACACTGGTGCATATCAAGGTGATGTACAAGAGCAGTTCACCGCAAACTATACGGGAACATTCGAAGGTGATTATGTTGGGCAATATGCTGGTGGTTATCAACGTGCGCAGAATCAGACAAGAACTTCTGACTATTTAGGCGACTATATTGGTCAATACCTGGGACAATATCTTGGTGTATATGATCGAGACGATGCTGCGAACTATGCATCTGATTATCTAGGAACATTCATAGGTAACTATACTGGTCAATACACTGGACTATATGAACGTGCGCAGGACGAGCAATTCACTGCAAACTATGATGGAACATATACTGGTGGTTATACTGGTCAATACGCAGGACTATATGAACGTGCGCAGAACGAGAACTTCTCTGCTAACTATATTCCAACATTCGAAGGTAGTTTCGACTCTGCCTACGTAGGACTATATGAACGTGCGCAGAACGAGACATTTAACGCACAATATATTGGAACATTCGAAGGCGATTACCTTTCTCAATATCTCGGTGCGTATGAGCGTGTGCAAGATCAACAGTTTACTGCAAACTATTTAGGAACCTTCAACGCAAATTATGCTACACAGTACACCGGATCTTTTGCGGCAAACTTCGCAACCCAATATGTATCGCAGTATATAGGAACATTCGACGGAGACTATGCGTCACAGTACGAAGGCGGATTCTCACAAAACTTCACTGGTCAGTTTGGTGTTAACTATCTCGGAACATTCGACGGAGACTATGCGTCTCAGTACGAAGGATCGTTCGCTCAATCTTTCGCGGGAACTTACGCAACTGATTATCTCGGAACATTCGAAGGAAACTATGTTTCTCAGTATGAAGGCAGTTTTGCTGTAGTATACACCGGCGACTTTAGCGCACAGTATCTCGGCACATTCCTAGGAAACTATGTAGCATCATATGAAGGTAACTTTGCTGCCAACTTTGGCGCTCAGTTTAGCGCACAATATATTGGAACATTCGTAGGCGAGTATCTATCTGAATATGAAGGCGCATTTGGTGCAACATATGAAGGCAACTACGTCTCAGACTACATTGAAACTTACACATCTGATTACGTTTCTCAATACCAATCAAACTTCATCACTCAATATCAAGGTGACTTCGAAGGATCGTATACTGATGATTACACAGGCGAGTATTCAAGTCAATATGAGAGTGAGTTTACTGCTACATTTACTGGAACTTATAACGTAGATTACATCGACACTTATGTTTCACAATACTTGTCATCTTATGATGGTGCCTTTCAAGAGCAATATGAAGGTACGTATGACTCAGAGTATCTTGGAACTTTCCTAGGAGATTACGGTTCAGCATACGAAAGCGACTTCTCTGCTAACTTCGAAGGAACCTATGCTTCTGATTATGTTGACACATATGATGGCGACTATATCTCTGTTTACGAAGGTGCTTTCCAAGAATCATTTATTGGAACATATGATGGTAACTTCACCGGCACTTATGGCACAGGTTATATCACAGATTATGAAGGCGCATTCTTAGTTGACTATTTGGGCGATTATATCTCTGGATATGTTGAGACTTACGAAGGACAATACCTTACTCAGTACGAAGGATCATATGCGTCACAGTATGACGGCAACTATGTCTCTGCTTACATTTCAACATATGATGGTAACTTCACCGAGAATTATGCGGGCAACTTTACCGATGTGTATATTTCTGACATATATGCTGGCGATTATATCTCACAGTACTCGGACGATTATATCTCTGATTACGATTCTGGATACGAGGGAGACTTCCAAGAGAACTATGCAGGCACTTATGGTACTGCATATGATGGTGATTATATATCTGATTATGCTACTGTATACACCACTGATTATGATGGTGCGATCTACGCAGGAACATATGATTCAAACTATCTTAATCAGTACGAATCAACATTCGTCGCGCAGTATACTGGTGAGTATGATGATATTGATTACGCAGGAAACTATGTTAGTGACTTCGAAACAGATTACACAGGTTTCTACAACACAGATTACACCGGTGATTATCAGAGTCCTTACACAGCAACTTATTCTGGGTTCTACGAGACAGAATATCTTACAACATATGCAAGTGAATACACTTCTAACTATGATGACATTGATTACGCAGGCAACTATGTTAGTCTTTATATCGGCGACTTCATTGGTCAATACACTTCAACTTATGAAACTGCATACGACGATCAAGTATATGTAGGAAACTATGTTAGTGATTATGTTGGAGACTATAGTGGTGATTACGTCACAGACTATAGCGGTGTTTATGAAGAGCAAAACTATCTCGGCAACTATGTTTCGACCTATGACGATATCGAATACGAAGGCAACTATATTTCAGATTACACAACTGATTATCTTGTTGACTTCGAAGGCAATTACTTAGGTGATTACAACACGATCTACGAAGGAACTTACGAATCAGTTTATGCTGGTGATTTCTTGCAAGGATTTGATGGAGTCTACGAAGGCGGTTTCGATTCAACTTATGCTGGTGATTACGGCACTACTTACGCAGGAGACTATGAGTCAAACTACACACTAACTTATGTTGGTGATTATCTTGGCGACTATACTCCTTCGTACTCAACACTATATGCTGGAAACTACACAGGCACTTATGATGCTAATGCAGTTGACGAGTCTTACACTGTTGACTATATTGAACAGACTTATGATACAGACTACTCAGTAGACTATCAAGAGGATGTGTACTTAGGCAACTATATAGATACATTTGAAGGCGCAGATGTTTCTGAAACTTATGTTTCAAGTTATGATGATGTTGATTATTCTACGGACTATACTTCAGATTATCAAGATGTAGAAGTATTAGAGAATTATGAAGACACTAACTACATCGGAACATACACGCAAGATTACACAATAGATTATCAAACATCTATTTTATATGGTGTTGGTGGCAAGTTGCTTGCTAATCCAGTACAGATTGAAACATACACATTATATGTAAGGGTAGCATAATGACAGTGGAATTTTTAGATAATGGATATTGGGAAAATGAAGAAAAGACGATACTTAAATGTATTCGTCTAAGTCCTATTCCATCAGGCGGTAGAAAGAAAGATGTTCTTGAACTACGTAAGATTTTACCTGACGGTAGAGAGTGTGATCAGTTCAAAGCAGTTATTGCACAATGGGGTATGGATAAGATCGACGCTAATACTCAAGAGCGCAAAGATAAGAAAGAGAAAGAGGATCGCGAGAAACGTGCTATTCACGAACAGCGTAAAAAATCTCATGAACTTGAACAACTCTTTAATGCCAAACTACAAGCATTCGAAATAGATACGATTAAGAACTCAACAAATCGTGAGTTGCGTTCCAGACTACGTAGAGCAAAGAATGTTATTGAAATGAATGCCTTGGCAGCATTGGTTATTGGCACCGAACTTGGTTATTTTAAAAAGGCAGATGAAGATGAGCGAACCGACTAAAGGTTATGTTATTGTAGCATCACGAAAGAAGTTCTTTTATGTTTCTGCCATTAACTTGATGGAGTCGATTAAAGATTATTATCCCGAAGCACAGATTACATTTGTAGTAGAAGAAAGATTTCTTGACGGACAAGAAAGAATTGCAGACAATGTTATATTCTGTGATAACCATGCTAGAGCAAAACTGATTGGTATGGCAAAGTCTCCATATGATATTACATTTTATGTCGATGCTGATATAGAATGTGAACACGAAGATATTGCAACCATCTTTGATAAACTAGATGGACATGATTTGATGTTTACTGGTTTACCTGCTGATAGACATTACTGCTATGCTGAAGTGTTCTTCGAAGGTGCAAGAAAACCTGACGGCACTAAAGCAGGATTCGAATTATGTGGTGGTGTTTGTCTATATGATATGCGCAAACCTTTAGTTCGTGAATTCATGCAAGACTGGTACGATCTAACTGTCGCACAATATGGCAGAACGTGGTGGCCAATGAAAGCAGATGGAACAGAAGACTTAGAAAATTATCCTGCTACTCTGAAGAGATGGGATCAATTCTCATTGTGGTGGTTAGTTAACAAAGAACCCAAGTACAAAGATTTGAAAGTTGGTATACTAGAAGACGATGCTCGGTGGAACTTTTATTCCAAATATAAATATGAGCATAACAAGGATCCTGTCGTATTGAGACACTATTCTTCTTCTGGAGCAAAGCAACTGGATTTTTAAATATGATGAAAAATATACCACTTAATGATTACGCAATCGATCTTTTGAATGAGGCATTGTGGTTTACTAAGCAAGAGAACTATAGTGCGGTTATTCCTTCTAAGATAAATGATTTAGACAAAGCAGATTGGTATACTGGTCAAGAATACTTTGAGCAGATTAAGAGTGAGGGCAGAGGACACGATGGGTTCCCTGCTTTTGTTACTAGTTATTCATTCAATCAAGGTTATAGGTTTGATCCTCATAACCCACATATTGATAGAAAGATAGCAGAAGTTGCTGATCATCATAGTAGGTTGATGACTAATGTACAGACTGCATTCAATCTTAAAAAGAATGCTCTGTTCTCGGTGTATCCACCTGGCGGTTATATCTCTTGGCATAACAATGCTAATGCTTCAGCATATAACTTTATATTTACATACAGTGAAACAGGCGATGGTTGGTGGAAGCATTGGGATCCAGTCAATCAGAAGATGATTCACATTCCTGATGTTAAAGGATGGCAGTGTAAGGCAGGACACTTCGGCGCATACGAAGATGGATCTGATAAACTAGTATATCATACAGCACGTAATGGTGAAAGCGGAATACGTATGACAATCGCTTTCGTATTAGATCGATCAGAGATGTCTTTAGGTCTACAAGATTGGGTTATTGAAGATATACACGCTTAAATTCTTATAAATAAACCTATAAATATCTCAATAGTATAGCGGATAAAGACGAATGGCACACTACGAAGTATTAGAAATTAATCAAGGCACAGATGTCTCTGTCGAATTGCATCTGGTTAATGTCGATAACTCAATAAAAGACATGACAGGACATAGTGTTTCTGCTAAACTTAGCACTCATTATGATGCCAAAGATTCAGATAAGATTACATTTCTTTCGTTGATTGCTAATCCAGCAACAGCGGGGATAGTAAATCTTTCTTTAACTAATGCTGTCACTGCCGCACTTAATCCTAAAAAGCGTTACGTTTATGACGTTGAGATATCCCATATTGATAGTGACACAAATAACACTATCGTCGAACGGGTGATGGAAGGACTTATCACTATTACCCCTTCAGTAACAACATAAAGGTTTATCATGCCAGCACCAATAGATCAGACATATAAAGTAGTAGTCGGCAATATCACGAAAGTAAAACGTGTTGTTGTCGGCATACCTATTACTAGTGTAGTTGCTGCCGCTGCCGCAGGTGTTGTCATTGATAACATTGCGGGTGTTGATACTACAGGAGCAATTGACGGTGATCTGTTTATCTACAATGCTGCCACAGATAAATGGACAGCAAGTAAACTACTAAACAATAATCAGATTATAGATGGTAAATTATATCCTTCTGATTCTGCACACGGTCTCATACTAACTCGTCGAAGCGGAACGAGTGGAGAACCACCTTATCTTCGCTCTGGTGAGATGGCGTACTCATGGTTAGTTGATTCTGCTACAGATGGATTTGGTAATGGCGGAAAGAGATTATACATCGGTGTTGGGTCAGACTCGACATATCCAGATGCTACAGTAAGAGCAGAGTCACTTGAAGTTATTGGTGGTTCTTACTTTACAAATCTTCTCAATCATCAAGCAGGAGTTAATGTACCTAATAGTGCTTTGATTGTTGACTCGAACGGTAGAATAGATTCTTTACTTGTTGATGCATTAACAGCAATCAATCTTACTGCAACAGGAATAACAACTCTCGATTCAGCATCGATTGGACCATTAAGTGTAAGAAATCAAGCGTCTTTTGATTCTGATGTTATTATTAAAGGTAATCTAATAGTACAGGGTGATACCACATTCGTACTAGATATTACATTAGATTCAACAGTAGTCCAGGGTGATTTAGAAGTAAACGGTAGAACCTTTCTTAATTCTAATGGACAGTTCTACGTTGATAGTGTACAAATTGAACAATATATTGACAGTAGTGTTAATCGATTACTGACACCAGGTAATGCGATAACTTTATTATACAGTGATAGTGCAAATATTTTAACAGTAAGTGCTATTACAACAGATTCGGCAGTATTGGGTGTTGCATCGTTTGATGCTGGTGCAGGAGATTCAACACGAACTGCTAAACAATTTACAGTTGTAAATGGTGCGGTCAGTGTGAATGTACTTGATGGAGGATACTATAGTACTGATCCTCTATATCCAGCGTAATTCAAAGACACTAAATAGAAACACTAAGAGCATTATAACAGGAATGAATATCGATGTCAAGCACTAAGTTACTAAGTCGCCGAAGTAATGTCCCGGGTCAAGCGCCCGGCAACACAGACATATCGCTCGGCGAGATAGCGATCAACACGCATGAAGGTAAAATGTACCTCAAGCGTGATAGATTTGGTGTGGTCGATATAATTCAAGTAGGCGAAGATGCTGTAGAGAATGTTTACTACGTTTCTAAATCTGGAAAGTTTGGCAATACTGGTACTTCTCTAGGAGACTCTTTTAAGACTCTCGACTCTGCTGTTTCTACCGTTACCGCACTAGGTTCATTCGCATTCGATGAAGTTAAGTGTACTCGTGACTTAAATTATATTCTTGACGGACTTTACCTTGACATTGCTTTCGGAACAAACTATAATGCAGTAACATCTGGTCATGCTTATCAAAGAGCAGGATCAAATAAAGTTACTACAGGACAATTGCAACCAACTGTTGTAGCATTTAACCAAGCACGTGGTGCTGTTGGTTCTATTCCTCTAGTAAAGGCAAGCACTGGTGTAACAGGAGCGTTATATAGAAACAATGCTCACTGGTCAGAAGTGATAGATATTCTTACAAATGGTAAGCAAAGCACAGAACAAGCACACGACGATCTAGTCTTTCCTGCTCCTGCTGTATTACCTACTGCTGATGCTGATGATGCTGCCATTATTCTTCAGAACAACCGTGAATGGTTGAAAGATGAACTTATAACATTCATTGCTAAAAACTATCCTACATTAACATACGACGAAACTAAATGTCTACGTGATACGGGTTTCATCATTGATGCTGTTATCACAGACTTAATGACTGGTTCGAACTATAATTGTGTGACCGCAGGTATTGCTTATCAACGAGCAAATGCATTGCCTACAGCACAAGTAGCGTCCACAATTGCGGTGATTGTCTTTGTTCGTGATCAAATGTTATCGCTAAGTATTGCTGACGCTTCGAAAGTTTTAATCACCTCATGCGTTAAAGAAATCACTGACATAATCGTCAATGGCGAATCTGCTGCCGCAACGATTATATTCCCTGCCGCACCTGCTACCATAACAGCAGAGGCAGATGCTGGCAATCAGATACAGAATAACAAAACCCTATTAATCAACAACACTATTCAGTATATCTCGGACAACTATGACGTTCAGGATTACGACCAAACTAAGTGTGAACGAGACGTTGGTCACATTGTCGATGCATTAACTATTGATTTAATGTTAGGAACAGACTATAATGTTATTACAGCAGGTCTTGCGTATCGACGTGCCAATGCATTGCCAGGAAATCAGTTAGCATTTACAATTGCTGCCTGGGAAGTATTAAGAGTTGGAATAAATGCTCTAAGTATTAGTGCGGCAAGTAAGTCCCACATTAACGCATCGTTTGTTCAGTTGACCGCTATCATGTCGGGTGTGCCTCCTTTTCAACCGATTCCTATTGCGTATCCAGACTCTGTTAATACTACTGCTAACAGACGTAATGCCGCAGATCAGATTTTAAATAATTTACAATTAATCATCGATGCCAGCACCACATATGTTTCAGTGAATCATGTCTCATTAACATATCCTAGAACTAAATGTTCGCGAGATGTGGGTTACATTATCGAAGCACTGACCAACGATTTGTTGTTTGGTACTAACTATAATACAGTGACAGCGGGTCTTGCATATACTCGCGCAGGTGCTATTCCTGAGGAACAAGTCGAAGGCACTGTACTGACTATCAGAAACATCGGTGTTCTTCTTAGTGCATTGGATATCAACGAATCGTCTAAAATTTCATTGTTAAAGAATCTTGAAATTATTCTTGACATTCTTGAAGGAAAGATTCCAGCACCGGTGATTGTATATCCTACTCCTCTTAATAGTCTGAATAATGAATATTGGGCACACGAGCAGATTAGAAATAACCGTCAGTTACTTATTGACAATACGATTGCTTATCTCACTACAAACTATCCTTCATTAAGTTACAATGTTGAAAAATGCGAACGTGACGTAGGTTACATTCTTGACGGACTATCTTATGATATTCTGTATGATGGCAACTTCGCTTCACGTATTTTAGCATTCTCTTACTTCAAGGATGGTGTTTCTCAGTTAGGTGGAGCGGCAGAAGTTACTGCCTCAATTGCGGCATACACTAATCTTAAAACTCAACTTGGTACATTGCTCAGTGAAACTTTGACTGGACAGGACGTAACAGGCGAAATTCAGTCTGGACAATTACTACAGACTACAAGACTTCAGGGTCTTCTTCAGATAACTATTGACGCATTAACTGCTGGTAACTTTGATGGTGTTCCTGCACTAGTTAATCCTGATACGACTGCTATTGCTGAACCGATAATTCTTGACTTTGTTACTGTTGTGGCAGCAAAGACAACTATTCAATCAGACTCACTTGCCTTTGCTGACTTGTATGGTCCTGCTATATATGATCGTGGCAAATATCAAACAGAAGTTCTCTATATTCTTGAAAGTATAATTCACGATCTTCTTTATGCAGGCAACTTCGCTTCATTCAATGTTGCGAGGTCATACTTTGTTGATGGAGTAACAGTGATTGTCAGTGGCGCAGAAGTCGCCGCTCGGCAGGATTCTTTTAATAATCTTAAAACTATTCTATCATCAATAGTTCAAGAAACATATACTGGTCAGAATACAACAGGCGGAACTGCAACTGCTACAGAAGCAACCACAACGGGCACGTTACTTGATATTATTATTGACGTTCTTGTAGCAGAAAATCTTGATTCGATCGCAACTCGTGTACTGCCAGACTTTACTGGTATAGTGTCTACAGACTACAACACCATCAATGGTGCGCTCACCTCCCTGCAAGCAGATGTTATAGAGTATGCTGATTCGTATGGTCCAACAACTTATGATCGAGTTAAGCGTAAAAGAGATATTGGTTATATTCTTGACGGTCTTACTCACGATATAGTCTACGAAGGAAATGTTGGTGCTGTTACTTGTGCAAGAGCATACTTTGTTGGTGCTGCAAGTCAATTAGGCGCCAGTGAGAAGGTTGCAACACTGGGTGCATATGCATATCTGAAGACTTCATTAGGTCTGGTTGTTATTGAAAACTATGCAAGTCAAGATACTAGCGCAGGAACTGCCACATCTACTCAAGCAACTCAGTTGGGTGTTCTCATGGACATCATTACTGAAGTTATTAATGATGAAAGTTTAGACAATCTTGATGCTACTATTCTACCAAACTTTACTGGTGTTAATGCTACAACAGCGGCAAACTACTCTACTATTCTAGCACAGAAAAGCACGATTCAAACACAAGCAATACAGTATGCTAATCTGTACGGTCCTTCATCTTACGATAGAACTAGATGTCGCAGAGACATAGGGTTTATTGTTGACGGTCTAACCTTCGATATATTATATGGCGGTTCACACGCCATGGTTATAAACTCTCGTGCATACTTTGTTGGTGCTGCCAGTCAATTAAACCCTGGTGAAGTTGCGGCAACAATTGCAACATACGAGCATATGAGAGACATTATTGGACAACTTCTCACCAATAATCTTACAAGTAATGTTACTACTACTTCAGCATATGGTCCTAACGAGACTGGTAACTCCGGTCAGTATGCAACTTCAACAGAATCAACCATTATTGCTACGCTGATTGACGACCTCTTAGTTGCCACTTTAGTTGCTGGTAATACTGACAGTCTGCCGACTGAAGTTGATCCTATTCTATCAAGTCGTGGTGTAAGTGTAGAGTTACGAAACGCGATTGCCGCAGTCAAGAAAGATCAGGACTTCATTGTTCTTCAGTCCGTAAAGTCTGCTAAGAATACTGGTGACACTACAATCTTCTTGAAGTCTGGTGATTATACAATAAACAATCCTATCAAGTTACCGCCTAAGACAGCAATCGTTGGTGATAACTTGAGAACAACAACTGTGCGACCTAAGAGTGTTGACTCTGATATGTTCTATATGGACAACGGTTGTTTCATCAAAGATATTACTTTCCGAGATCATCAGAACTTCGCTGCCTGTGTAGCATATGATCCTAAAGTAGAAAGTGCTGGCGCTGGACCATTCATCGTTCAATCACCATATGTTCAGAACTGTACATCTATTACCAACGATGGTATCGGTATGAAGATTGACGGATCTAAATGTTCTGGATTGAAGTCGATGGTATCAGACGCATTCACTCAGTACAATGCCGCTGGTATTGGTACTTACTTGTTGAATCGTGGTTACGCACAGTTAGTATCAATCTTTACAATCTCAACTCAGACTTCTATTCTTGCTGAAACTGGTGGACAATGTTCTATTACGAACAGTAACTCTTCGTTTGGTGATTACGGACTGATTGCTCGTGGTAGTTCTCAAGTACTATATGACGGCAATCTTGATTCAGCAAAACTTCTGTATGATGACACCATTCGTATTTCAGGAGTGATAAATAGAGATAGTGCTGATTACTTCGGAACTGTAGGACAAACTAAGTTGCCTAACTACGGTGATGCAATGAAGTTTGACAGTGAAGAATATTTCTACACAGTGTTGGGTGTTGATTCAGTCGGTGGCGGTATGTACGACATTGCATTCGAACCTGGACTGAATAGTAACAAGAAAGCGAATCAGCAGATGACTTTCAGACAGCGATCTGTTATTACATCATCTTCTCACACCTTTGAATATGTTGGATCTGGAACTAACACGTTTACTGCTATTCCTCAGAATGGTGGTATACCAAGACCAGAAAGAGAAGTAGTATATGACTCAGCAACAAACGAAGGTTTAGTAGTATTTACATCGACGGATCAGTTAGGCGACTTTAGAATTGGTTCTCAATTGACAATCAAAAGACAGGAAGGTAGAATTGTAGGTGAGACGTTTGAACGATCTCTATACGCTATTCTAACTCCATATATTCTAGCACTAGAAGGTTAAAGAAAAATGGCAACTCCACTCAATACGTTTAAGTCAACCTCTATTACTGTTGCAGGTAAGGATACGTTTACTGGCGATAGCGATGTAGTCTATACTTCGCCCAACGGAATCACTGCGATTGTGTTGATGGCGCAGGTAGCGAATATCGACTCCGCTGGTACTGGTGTCTATGAGATTTCTATGAGATCCGCGCTGTCTTTGGCAGCACCAGCAGTTCACTTGATTAAAGGTTATCGAGTGCAGGCGCGTGATGCGGTAAGTCTTATCACAGGCAAATTGATTATTGAAGAAAACGGTGTTATCCGATGTTCAACTAATGCAACGGGTGCTGGCAAATTGCAATTAACTCTAAGTTATCTGGAATCATTAAATGGTTAGTACAATAAGCGTTTCGAGTACTTCGCTTTCTGGTGGTGTATCAACCAGACCAGTAGGAGATCTTGATTCAGGCAGATATGAGTATATTACTCTTGATCAGGTAGAACCTAGTCCTGGTAATCCGACAACTGACGGTCAAGTACTTACGTCTACCGCTAGTGGTATTCGTTCTTGGGGTGATATATCTTCACTTACACTAAATGCACTTAACTTCACATCATTAGATTCGGGTGATACAAGTGATTTCTACGCTCTATTCGTAAAGAATAATCCTTTTGATGGTCAGACTGATAGTGTTGTTGTTCGTAAGATTGGTGCAGGTGCATTTGCTGACACAGCAAACGAGACCCTAGCAACTGTAACCGCACGAGGCGACAGCACACAAGTCTACTCGTACTTCTACGGTGGACTATATGCTGACAGTGTAGTAATTAATGGTAATCTTACTGTTAATGGTACACAAACAATTCTGAACACCGCAACATTAGAAATCGATGATAAGAATATTGTCATTGCTCGAGGCGCAACAAACAATGCCGAAGCAGAAGGCGCGGGTATCACTGTTGCTGGATCAAATGCTGGTATCACATACGCATCGACAGATAACTCCTGGAACTTTAACAGACTAACTAAATTTGAAGCGGGCATTGCAGTAGTTGGACCATCACTATTTGATTCAGCAACCTTCGACAATGATGTTGTAATTAACAACACAGATGCATCCGTTACCGCTACATTCGGTCTATTCTTAGAACCAACAACAAATAGAATTGTTAGACGAACTATATCAACTGATATTCTTGACGGTACTGTCAACTTAACACAAGTTACATCAACAGACGAAGACAGAACATTCTATCCAACATTTGTTAGTGTACTAAATGGCGGAGATAGTGCAAAGGTTGATAGTGCATTATCATATAACGCCTCTAGTAATAGACTTACTCTAGGCAATCTATCTTTAACACAAATCGATCTGGATCAAGAGACTGATAATGTACTTGTATTATCTTCTCAAGATTCTATATCATACCGTGTATTAGGCGATCTTGCATATCTTGATTCAGAGCAAGACACACTACAGTCTGTGACCAGTCGAGGTTCTACTAGTACAGATAGTGTCACATTCGCAGGCGTAACGGTAGAGGGTGATCTCGAAGCGAGTCGTTATTTTGATGGATCAGCAAGACAGTTAGTAATTTATGACTCTGCAGGTGCTACCATCTGGGGCGCATAAATAAACAGATAAACTTTGGAGTAACAAATGGCATCGCCAGATTCAAGACAAGATTTAATCGACTTCGCCCTACGTAGATTGGGTGAACCTGTAATAGAAATCAATGTTGATATAGATCAAGTTGAAGATAAGGTCGATGACGCTCTTCAGAAATACCAAGAGTTTCATAGCGATGCTACTCTCAGAACTTATATCAAGCATGAAATAACTGCGACAGACGTAACTAATGGATACATTCCTTTAAGCGCAAGTGTACAGTGGGTGAAGAGATTGTTTCCTCTGAACTCGTCGTTTGGTTCAGGCAGCAATATGTTTGATCTAAAGTATCAGATGTTTTTAAATAACATGGCAGACTTCTATAGTTTTGCGGGCGATCTATCATACATATATCAGATGGAACAATATCTGAGTATGATCGATCAACAACTGAACGGCATGCCACAAGTGCGCCACTCGCGTAGACAGCAACGTCTATACATCGATGGTGATCTTGCTGACGGTGATATTAAAGCAGGTGATTTTGTTATTGCTGAAGTATATCAGATTATTGATCCAGAAGTACACTTGAGCATATGGAATGATATGTTCATGAAAGATTATACCACGCAGTTAATCAAACAGCAATGGGGCGTGAACATGTCCAAGTTTGAAGGAATGCAATTGCCGGGTGGTGTTACTATTAGTGGTCGTCAATTGTACGAAGACGCGACTGCTGAAATCGAGAAACTTGAAGAGAAACTACGTCTCGAACAAGAACTCCCAGTTGACTTTCTGATAGGATAACATGGCAACTAATCTTTACTTCTCACAAGGCAGAAAGTCTGAACAGACTCTCTATGAAGATATCATTATTGAGTCTTTGAAGATGTATGGTCAGGACGTTTACTATGTCCCGCGTGAACTAGTCAACAGAGATACTATCTTTGGTGACGATAGCACCTCACGATTTGACAATGCTTATCGTATAGAAATGTACATCGAAGGCGTTGAAGGATTTGATGGCGAAGGTGACTTGTTCGCTAAGTTTGGTGTAGAGATTCGAGATGCTGCCACATTCATTATGGCAAGGCGTCGATGGTTGAATACTGTTGCTTCTATCGAGAATACATTAGAAGAACCTTTCTATCGCCCAAGAGAAGGCGATCTAATTGTTTTAACATTGTCTAACTCAATATTTGAGATTCAGAAAGTAGAAGATGAGACACCATTCTACCAGTTAAAGAATCTTCCTGTGTTCCGTATGCGATGTGAATTGTTTGAATACAATGATGAAGACTTTGATACCGGCGTTGAAGAGATCGATGCTATTGAAACTGTACATGCTTATACGTCAACTCTGATATTTGACGAGACTACATTTACTACAATAGGCACTAAGTTTGAAATTGGCGAAGAGATATCACAGGTCAATGCAACTTTCACTATGAAAGGAGAGATTGCTAACATTGATGCATCTGTTCCAGGAACATATAAAGTGTATGTCGCACATGGTGGTGCTTCTGATGGACTCTATCATAGTTGGGCAGCATCGTTACCTGTAGTAGGACAGACTTCTGCAATTAGTGAAACACCAACTTCAGTTGCAGGCGAGAACTTAGAAATTGGCAATCAGAATGCAATCTTTGATACTGTTGCGACAGACTTCATTGACTTCTCTGAGTCTAATCCATTCGGAGATCCAGTATAATGTTAGGTTCACATTTCTATCATCAAAGAATTAGAAAAGCAGTTGCCGTATTTGGTTCATTGTTTAATAACATAAATGTCATACGTAAGAATAGCGCAGGCGAAGTTATTAGTCAAGTAAAAGTTCCATTATCATATGCACCTAAGCGCGACTTTCTCACACGCATGGACAACATGCTTAACGGTGAGGTAAACGAAAGACAGATTGCATTAAAACTACCAAGAATGTCATTCGAAATCGTAGCAATGAACTATGATCCAGTAAGACAATTACCTAAGATGAACAACTGTGTTAAAGCGCCAACAACTTATACTGGTTCAGCAACACAACTATACACACCTGTTCCATATAATGTTAACTTTCAGTTGAACGTGTATGGTAAAAGTCAGGATGATGTATTACAAATTATCGAACAGATTCTACCTTATTTCACACCACAGTATACTGTAACAGTAAAACCTTTATCGGAGTACGATGTCAAGGAAGACACCCCCATAACATTACAGGGTATAACATTCTCTGACGATTATGAAGGTCAGATAGAGAACAGACGTTCAATCATATATACACTTGATTTCGAAATGAAGATTAGTTTGTATAAGGGTGTTGCGGCAACAGGTGCTATTATAACAAGTGCTGATATTGGTGTCAAAGACTTAGATGGAAATGACTTGTTCACTACATCCGTAGTAGGCAATGTCGTAACAGGCACAAGCGGCACACTATTGAATGAAGATGGCGGCAACATACTAACAGCATTTAAGATTACTAATGCTCAAAGCAAAGTCAACACATTTACTATAGGCACTGCTCCGACAAACGGTACTGCAACTGCAAGTCTCGGCACATCTATTACAACACGAACAGGTGCAAACAACGCCACTGGTAATTGGACATATACTCCTAATCCAGACTTCTCGGGTTCTGACTCATTCGTACTTTCTGTGAATATGGCAGACGGAACAAAGTTCGATCAAACTATCAGCGTTTCAGTAACTAATGCTGTTGATGATGCTATTAATGTCACTGCATCAATTAACACTGGTGATGCATTGTATATTGACATTGATGCGGGTGCTAACGATACGTTCGAATCTAGTTCTATTGTATACACAATACCTGCAGGTGGAGCACCAGTTAATGGTACAGTATTGATAACAGATTCAGCGAACGGAATAATTCGTTATACTCCTACTAGTGGTTTTGCAGGAGTTGATATATTTACATACAGAGTAACACCCAATACGGGACAGACAGAAACTGCAACAGTTACAATAACTGTGACGTAAAACACTATAAATAGAATTATAGAAACATATTCTGAGGAATAACAATGGCAGGCGTAAAGATAACAGATTTAGACTCGGCAGTCGGAGCACCGGCGAACGATGACGTTCTAATCATAGTGGATGTTAGTACTAACCTTACTAAGCAGATCAAAGCGAGTGACTTACTCCTCGGACAAACTGCTAACCAATCAAACACTGTATTGGTTACTAACGATGTAAGTTCTACTGAGACGAAAGTGTTCTTCGGTAATGGTCCTGATGATTCATATGATTCAGTTCGATCGAGTGGTTCTCTTACTTATGATGCCTCGACAGGAAATCTTAAAGCACTATCATTCGAAGGTGATGGTTCTGCACTAACGAACTTGCCTACTAACGATCAGGTTGTTAATGCTGTTGATGCAGGCACAGATGCTAATCCATATTTTCTAATGATTCGCAACAGTGCGACTGGACTAGACAGCGTACATACTCAGAGTAACTTAACATCTAACCCAAATACAGGTGTATTAACTTCTCCTTTCTTTGCTGGTGACGGTTCGCTGTTGACAGGTGTTCTTGCTGATAGTGCGACAAATGCTGATAGTGCAAACTTTGCTACCGAAGCGACTCATGCTCTATATGCTGACAGTGCTACAACGGCAGCAAGTGCTTTATTCGCTCTACTTGCAACTCGTGCAGTTAATGCAGATAGTGCGACCGTCGCCACGTCCTCTTTGACTTCTGCTCTTGCTACATTCGCTCTTGCTGCTGACAGTGCTACAAACGCAAGTAATGCAGTTCAGGCACAATATGCTGACACTATTGTTACTACTACTGCCGCCTCCCAGACAACTTTATATCCTTTCATGGGTACTGCTCAGACTGGATTACAAGCAACTCTTGCCGCTAATGCCGCATTAACATATAACGCATCGAATGGTAGATTGTCTTCTACTGCATTTGCGGGTGATGGTTCTTTACTTACTAACTTACCCATTCCTGGTGGTGGTAGTATTGCTAATGCATTGAATGTACTTCCGTCTGTTGTTGATGCTTCACACTCCATTCTATTCGTTCAGAGTGCGACTGGTGTAGATAGTGTAAACACAGATGCGGGTATACTATACAATCCATTCAGCAACTTATTAACTGCTGGCGCTTTCTCTGGTGAAGGTAAACTACTCACAGAAGTGCCTGCAACAAAGATTAACTCTAACTTTAATCCTACTACTGGCACTCAGTATATAATGTTGAAAGCATCTCAGACGGGTTCTGACAGTGTGTCAACAGATGGTGGTATTGTATTTGATGCCGCAACTAATACACTAACTGCTACAAATCTTGCTGGTAATGGTTCGAACATAACAGATGTAGCGGCACTCTCTGCTACTAACGCTGCCAACGTAGCAGTTAGTACGATCAATGATAGCGCAACATACTATGTGCATCTTGGGTCGGCAGCATCTGGTAATGATAACACTAACGTGGATCTCAATCTAACATACAATCCTTTGCAGAATCTATTGAATACCGGTATCGCGTATACTACAGATAGCGCAGGATTATGGAATGGTGCGGCACCCACAACTCTTGACTCAGCAGTCAATCGATTTGCGATATTACTTAAAACATTAAACGGTCAAGTAGGCGCTTAACACTAAGTCTAAATAACAGAAAGTATTTGAGGAAGAATAGAAATGGCAGATATTAAGATATCGGCACTACCAGTATTAACAGTATCAGTCGATTCGGATGTTATTGTTATTAATGATGTAAGTACTGGAACGACAAAGAAGATTACCCGAGGACTCTTGCTTTCACATCTGGCAAAGAACATTCGGGATTCTGCTGATGGCGGTATTGTTATTCCATTAGGCGATCTTACTATCGCTAACGAACTTATCGCTGGTGGTGATATCTCCACTTCTGGTACAGTCAAATTTGGCATTCTGCGCGATTATGTTAATAGCACATATGCAACTTCAATAGTTGACTCTGCCGGTGGATTATCTCTTACGGACAGTGCTTTGGCGACATCAGGAGCGATTGTTGCTTATGTAGCATCTCACACATCAGAATTGATTAAAGTTGATTCTTCTGGTTCAACAATCACTGCATTATATCCAGTAATGACAAGTGTTGTTGCGGGCGACGATAGTGCAAGAACTGATACTCAACTATCCTACAATCCACAAACTAATATTTTAACTGCGGGTTCTTACTCTGGTTTAGGTAACTTACTTGGTTACACTACAGATAGTGCAGGACTATGGACTAGTCCAGCACCAACAAATGTTAAAGACGCAATAGATAGACTAGCACTAGCAGTGAAAACGCTGAATAGTGGAAATGGTGCATAATGCATAAAGGTTTTATCGACAAGAGAAGAAGACATGTCAATCTGCGTAAAGATCAGATTGAAAGTGTTTTGCCCGAGCATTTTAGTTCCGCTTATCCTAAATTCATAAAACTTCTTGAAGAGTATTATGAGTGGCAAGATACATACAAACCAACAGAACTTCTCAATCATCTATTCGCTTCTCGTGACATTAACGAGACAGACGTTACTCTACTCTCCTTTATTGAAGATGAGTTACTTCTTGGCGAGAATTACTTCGAAGGTTTTGGACAATCAGAGGCAGAGAAACGTGCTGCCGCAAACTTCTCTAGTACATTGTTTCGTGCTAAAGGATCTAAGTTTGCTATTGAATGGTTCTTCAGATCGTTCTATGGTTTGGACGCTGAAGTTCTTTATCCTAAAGAAGACATCTTTAATGTATCTGACACAAAATCGCGAATTGGTCCGGACTATCTAAACTTCTTAACCGACGATAAACTGTATCAGACATATGCTCTGCTTATTCGTGTAGGTATTCCTATCTCACAATGGTCAGAAGTATTTAAGAAGTTTGTGCATCCTGCAGGAATGTATCTCGGCAGCGAAGTTCTACTTGCCACTAATGATCTTAGTATCATGAATTTACCCAGTGATAGTGCAGTAGCAAGAACCTCTATCTCATACTCACTCGCCAATGACGGTCCTACTAACGAAGGCGAAACAACAACATTCACACTGACTGGTAATAATATACCCGAAGGCATTGACGCTGTGTATGCGTATGTCGAGCATGGTTCAACTACTGACTCAGACTTTCCACTCAATGCATTCATAACACCTGCATATTCTAATTTGCCCGCAATCACCAGTAAAATACCATTGTTTGGTGATAGTGCTGGTCCTCGATTAATAAACGTCAACAATTCTACTGCAACTTTCACATTAAGAAGTTGGATTGATAGTGATGCTGCCGGTTCTTCTAGCGACAACTACACGCTGAAAGTAATTGATCGAGATGGTAGAAACTTAGAAAGTGCTATTATTACTATTAATAACTCTGCGCCTTCATATACTTTAACACCCAGTTCTGCTACGCCTAATGAAGGTGATGTGATAACATTCACAGTCAACGGATCAAATGTACCTTATGACGGATCTACCGAACTATACTATCATGTAGTTCATGGCGACACCAACGATGCTGATTTCACAGTTGCTCCACAGCAAGTTGCTGATCTTCAGAGTGCGTTGTCTTTGGTAACTATATCAGGTAGCACCGGTTCGTTCTCACTTAAAACTGTTATCGATCAGGCATCCGATGATGACGAAGAGTTTACTGTTAATATCAGAGATGTGAATCAGACAACAGTGGCAACAACAACAGTTTCCGTACAACAAGTAGCGAGTGCATTCACAGTTTCAGCAGAAGATATTGTAGAAGGCAACTCACTTGTTCTTGCTATCACAGTAAACACATCAGAGACTGGTGATTCTTTAACTTACACTATTACTAATGCTGATGGAAGAATTTCTCCTCTGACGGAGACATTTACTGTACCCGCAGAAGGCAATGGAGTATTCACTAAAGTTATACCTACTACTGTTAGTGATTTATATCAAGGAACTGTAACTCCTACTGTCAGTATAACTAATAACGTATCTAATGCTACTACAACAACAACCTTTGTGATGACAGACGTTGCGCCTACATGGGGTATGAATTCTAGTCCAGAGTTCGCGGTCGAAGGTACTACAATCACTTTCTCAGTAGACGGAACAAATATTCCTGATCCTACTACTGTATGGTTTGAAATACTTCACGGTACAACTGTAGATGCAGATTTCACAACAACACCTCCGCAGACAGGTTCACGTTCATCAACTGCTATTAGTGATCCAGGCGATACTGTCTTTCAGATTACTGTTGCTTCTGATTCTGAAGTTGAGGATGAATCATTCACTGCGCGTCTATATGATGCTCAGACGGGTGGTAATCTGTTAGCGTCACTGTCTTACGTGATACAAGGTACTAACACTTCATATGCTTTATCGCCTAGTACATCTTCTGCGAATGAAGGTAGTCAAGTTACATTCACATTCACGACTAATCAACCAGACGGAACATACTATTGGTGGATTCCTACAGGCAGTTCGATACAAGCGGCAGACTTTTCTAGTGCGATAGGTTCAAACACCAATAGAAGTTCGTTGGTTGTGACTGGCGGTACTGGTACTATTGCTGTCGCTTTGCTTAATGATGCGCTCACCGAGGGCACAGAATCATTCAGTGTTCTTGTTTCTGATTCTAACAATTCAAGCGTACCTCCTGTTGTGTCTAGTGGAACTGTCACTGTAACTGATACGTCCGTAACAAACTATTCCGTTACATCTAATAGTCCTGTTGAAGGCAGCACTCTGAATATAGTGATTTCTGCGACTAACCAAACTAGTCCAAACAGCGAGACACTGTATATCGAGGTTACTGGATCCGCAGTAATTGGTAGAATACCTACGCAACAACTTGCATCATCTAGTAGTTCCGCAACTCGAAATATATTTCTGAGTACAACTTCTAGTACTACATATCAAGGCACTTCAGTCGGTGGAATTACTGTTTCACGTGGTGGTTATGCGTCCGCATCCGGCACAGTAATAGCATCTACAACATTCAATCTAGTCGATCAAGCACCAGCAATGACAGTTACTCCTAATGCTACGACTGGTCAAGAAGGTTCTACGATAATATACACTATTGGAGGATCTAATATTCCTCCGGGCACATACTACTGGCATGATCCTGCAATAATTAAAACACTTGACTGTCCAAATGGTCGAAGTGCGGGCACCTCACAGATCGATCACCAAGGTCCTTCAAATTCTGGTTTAGATTTACAAGTAGGAATGTCAACTGATGACGCTGCCCTACCGGGTACAATCACTAGTATAATCAATACTAGCGGCACTGCTGGTTATGTCACAATGTCAGAACCTACAACTAGAGCGACAGTTACAGGCGAACATATAAAGTTTGCTTTCCCGGCGGATTGGGGCGATGCGACCGAACTATATGGCACTGTAGCAGTATCAAGCAATGCGGGTACCTTTAATTTAGCAACACTGGTGAATAGTGATCATTTCGATGATGTCTGGAATATTAGAGTCTTCAATAACGAATTTTCGTATAATGAATATCTTGGCGCCAATCTTGGACTTGCTACTGCTGCAACAGTTACTATTGCAGATACTACTCCAGTAACTGTAAATTTAGAATACAATACTAACGATGTACTTGAGGCAAGTTTCTTTAATTTAAACGGAAATCCGCAAACTACAACTCTAATGACTGAGTACAATCATACTGGTCAAGGAATTGTATGGAAGAATTTTCAACCACATTATGCATCGGGCGGTACTATTTATGAAGATTTTGGTGATCCAGAGTATGATGATAACTGGATTCTTCCTATCGCGGCGAGATCCGATTACATTGGTTCAAATTACCAGATGAATGTTAGATTTTATAATGATTCACAAAGAACTATTCCGACTGTACCTAATCAACAAACTGGTGGTTCAAGTGGTTATTCATACGTCTATGGACAGCGTTATGTGAATGGTGTAGAAGTTGCCGCATGGGACAATACTTCGACTCAATGGTGGGTGGTTGGAACATCTACACAAAGTGGTGTACACTATTATCGACATATTGCTCAGACAACACCGTCAGGCGGCCAAGATGCTCTTGTCGTTAATTCAAGATGGGTAACAGTAACTATTAAAGAATATAATGGAACTCTTGGTACAGGCACAACGGTTTTGACATATAACTATCGATCTAGTGTTAGTGCCTACACCAGCACTTTTAACGGAATTTAATTATGAATAATATAGATGTAAATGATTTAGTATACGAGCGAGATCCAGTCGAAACACACATTTGGCGAGTGTATGTTAATGATTCTTCAGGCAATTTGATTATGAATGCTCCTGCGATATTGAATGCAGACGGCACTATAAATTACGAAGATTCATATACATCTCTTAATGAATTTATTAAACATGAAATCTGGACTTCTTATAGAGAACAGATTCCTAGCGGTGACAACCCTGCCTCTAACGTGTATGTTAATGGTCAAATAAAAAGAGTAGATTATTTAATTCATGAAACTGAAGGTCAAGAACTTGTTGGTATTATTGAGGCACGTTTCCCCGCATATGATCTTGAAACCTCTAATTTGAATGTGGTAGGCAGTTACGGTCCATATAGACCACCATATACTGCGGCATCGTCAATCAGTTTCTATGATATGGAGATGTTCACTGATCCAGCAACGGATTTTGCTAATGTTAATCAATACGTACATAGACGACCTCCACATTCAAGATACAATGTAGACTTAAACGTATATACAATGTTGATGCCTTGGTTCGGTTACAAGTTTAACCTTGATGATGACACTGTGTCAATGAAGATTGTTCACCGAAATAGAATACCTTCAGTCACCTATCCTCCCGAGGTGAGTGACCAACGTAGTGTATATTATGCTAGAATACACAACGAAGATGGCATTATAGATAACATGAACGATATGTTTTTCGATGCGTATTGGCAAGATGTGCAAGCATATTGTACTGAACATGATTTAGATTATCCGATACCCGAAGGTGTTGATGCTACTCGTGTTCTTGTTTGGGGTGTTGTATTTAATGGTACTACCGGTGTACCGGTGATGGTAAAAGGATATGAAAGCAGAGATGTCGTTCCAACTTGATACAACTGAAATAGATAAGAAATTCTGGGATAAAGCAAACGAAGAATTGAGTATCGCCAAGCAGAAATATGTCGATGTCCGTATTGAACAACTTGCTGAAGAGCGAGATAAGAATACAGATACATATGACATAGCGTGGTATAATCGACTCATCGAAGAATTGACTTGGGCACAACAAATGTCTGAGCGAAAGAGATAATATATGGCAGAACATGATAACATTGATGCAGACTATAACACCTCTCGTGACACATACAACGATCTGATTGAGAAAGGTCGTGAGTCTTTAGAGTTGATGATTGAAGTTGCTCGTGAGAGTGAACATCCTCGGGCATTCGAAGTTCTTTCTGGCATGATTAAAAACATATCTGATGTTAATGATAAGTTGATGGACTTGAATAAGAAGTATAAGGAAGTCACCGCAACTACTAAACCCGCTTTAGACGCACCTAGTACTGTTACTAATAATAATGTATTCATTGGCAGTACAACAGACTTACAGCGAATGCTGATTAAGAATGCCGAAGAGCAAAAGGTAATTAATGTCGTTCCAGACGAACCTCAATAGCGGCACATCCTATCTCGGTAATCCTAATGTAAAACGTGACGGCGTATTACAACAATGGACTGAGTGGGAAGTCATGGAGTACGCGAAGTGCAGTAATGATCCTGCTTACTTTGCTCGTACTTACATTAAGATTATATCATTAGATGAAGGTCTTGTAAACTTTAATCTATATGATTATCAAGAAAATATGTTTGATCACTTTGGTGCACACAGATTCACTATCGTGCTTGCTTGTAGACAGTCAGGCAAATCTATATCATCTGTTGTATACCTTTTATGGTATGCGCTCTTTCATCCAGAGAAAACGATTGCTGTTCTAGCGAACAAAGGAGCAACCTCTCGTGAAATGCTACAGCGTATTACACTTGCTCTTGAGAATCTACCGTTCTTTCTGCAACCAGGTTGTAAAGCACTCAATAAAGGTTCTATTGAATTTTCTAATAATAGTCGAATTATTGCCGCTGCTACTAGTGGGTCTTCTATTCGGGGTATGTCTGTTAATCTGTTGTTTCTCGATGAGTTTGCTTTCGTTGAACGCGCTGCTGAGTTCTATACTTCAACGTATCCAGTTGTCTCTGCGGGCAAAGATACAAAAGTTATCATCACCTCAACCGCCAACGGAATAGGTAATACATATCACAAGATATGGCAGGGTGCAACTCAGAAAGTTAATGAATATAAACCATTCACCGTAAACTGGTGGGATGTACCTGGACGAGACGAAGAGTGGAAGCGACAGACTATTGCGAACACTTCGCAGTTGCAGTTCGATCAAGAGTTTGGTAACACCTTCTTCGGAACAGGTGATACGCTGATTAATGCTGGTTGTCTATTAGACTTGAGAGCAATTAATCCTATACAGATACTAGAAGGCGGTGATTGCCTCGTATATAAAGAACCTGTACAAAGTCACGAATATATCATGACTTGTGATGTGAGTAAGGGAAGAGGTCAGGATTATTCTACATTTACATTAATCGATATTACTACAAGACCTTTTCAACAGGTATGTGTATATCGCAACAACAATATCTCTCCATTACTCTTCCCTGACATTATATATAAATATGCGAAAGTCTACAATGAAGCGTATGTTATAGTCGAGTCAAACGATCAAGGCACTGTAGTGTGTCAAGGTCTGTATCACGACTTAGAGTACGAGAATGTCCATGTCGAATCTGCTACTAAAGCAAATCGAATTGGTGTTGAAATAACCCGTAAGTCGAAGCGACTAGGTTGTTCTGCTATCAAAGATATTCTTGAAGAGAACAAGTTAGAAATCGTCGATGAGAATACTATCTTTGAGATGTCCACGTTTACAGCACAGGGACAATCTTATGAAGCATCAGATGGTAATCACGATGACTTGATGATGAATCTAGTGATGTTTGGTTACTTTGTATCCACACAGTTCTTCGCAGACATGACAGATATCAATTTAAAGCAGATGATGTTCGAAAATCAAGTAAGACAGATCGAAGATGATATCGTGCCCTTCGGTTTTATTGATGACGGCAGTGCTGAAATAGATCGTATTGAACAGTCAGAGAATGATAAACACCAGCAATGGGCAACGTGGGGTAATGATACATATTGAAAATAACAGTATGTATAAATAAAACATTGATATACAACCGTATTATGAATTCTTATCATATGTTTAACTAATAAAGGACAAGACCATGGCATTTATACCATCAGAGTCTCCCAACATTACAGTAAAAGAGTTTGACTTATCAGGTGTTGTTCCTGCTGTCACTTCTTCTACTGGTGCAATTGTTGGCGACTTTAACTGGGGACCTATAGGCGTACCAACAAAGATTTCAAATGAATCTCAATTGGTAGGTGTATTCGGATCTCCTACATTAACAAACGATAGTTCTGTTGTCGATTACTTGACAGCAAGTTCTTTTCTAAAATATTCTACCGATCTCTATGTTGTTCGTGATGCTACTGCTACCGCAGTTAACTCATATGACAGTGATGGAGGCGCAAGCGCACCTACAATCAAGAACGATGATGCTTTCTTGAATACTAAATCAGGGTTAAGTGCAGGCGGACATACGTTCGTTGGCAAACACGCTGGTGTTGTTGGAAACTCAATCGACGTTCAGATTTGTCCTCGCGCAACTACTGATTTATTCGCTACTTGGGCATACAAAGCATCTTTCGATGGACGTCCAGGTACTTCATCTCATGTAGCAGGTTTATCTGCTTCTGGTGATGTTGCTTTTGACGAAATTCACATTGCAGTTATTGATCGTACTGGTCAATTCTCAGGCACTCCTGGCACTGTTCTTGAAGCATTCCCATACGTATCTGTAGCAACTGATGCTAGAACTCCTGAAGGCGCATCTAACTATGCCGTCGATGTAGTCAATGCCGGTTCTGAGTTTGTACGATGTGTAAGTCTGCCCGACGAAGTTGCAACTACTACCACTTCAGTATTATTTACTGCTGCCGTTAATGGCACTGGCACTAAGACTGCTATCGATACCACCATTCTTTCTGGCGGTGCAAACAGTGGAACATTCACTACTGCTGAATATCTCTCTGGATTCAGTTTGTTCGAAGATGTTGATACTATTCAAGTTGACTTTCTCATTGCTCCTGGTGCGCAACTTTCAGCGGATCAAGTAACAGTTGTAAGTAATCTTGTAAGCATTGCTACTGCACGTAAAGATTGTGTTGTTGTAACATCTCCTGCACGTGCTGATGTTGTCGGTGTAGCACCTAGTGCTATAGTAACAAACACTGTCGCTACTGCTAACTTGTTTCCTGCATCTTCTTACTTGATTGTTGATAACAACTATCTTAAAGTGTATGACAAGTATAATGATCAGTATGTTTATATTGCCGCGGCAGCATCGACTGCTGGTGTAATGGCATTGACTGATGATGTTGCGGCACCTTGGTTCTCTCCTGCAGGCAGTCGCCGTGGTCAGTACTATGGCGTAACTAATCTTGCATACTCAGCAACTAAAGCACAGCGTGATACTCTGTACAAAGCAGGCGTTAACCCAATCGTTAATCTGCCAGGACAAGGTATTCTTCTGTATGGCGATAAGACTAAACTAGGTCGTCCATCTGCATTTGATCGTATCAACGTCCGTCGTCTGTTCTTAGGCGTAGAACGTGCAATCAAAGCGGCAGCACAGAACGTAATGTTTGAATTCAATGATGAGTTCACTCGTGCTGAGTTCGTAAACATAGTCGAACCTTTCTTGAGAGAGATTAAGGGTCGTAGAGGCATTACTGATTTTAGAGTTGTATGTGACGAAACAAACAACACAGCATCAGTGATTGACAATAATCAATTTATCGCTACTGTCTTTATCAAACCAGCACGATCTATCAACTACGTATCTTTGAACTTCGTAGCAGTTAGAACCGGTGTTGATTTCGATGAAGTAGTCGGTCTGGTATAAGGGAGAATAGACAATGGCAATTTTAGGCGTAGATGATTTTAAATCGAAACTCAGAGGTGGCGGTGCTCGCCCCAACCTGTTTAAGACAACCCTTAACTTTCCGGCATATGCTGGGGGTAACGTAGAACTTACGTCATTCCTTTGCAAATCAGCACAGTTGCCACAATCACAGATGGCACCTCTTTTGGTACCATTCCGTGGTCGTGAGATGAAGATTGCTGGTGATCGTACATTCGAAGATTGGACAGTAACCATTATTAACGATACTGATTTCGATGTTCGTGATGCTTTCGAGCGTTGGATGAACGGTATCAATGCACACCAATCTAACACTGGTTTAATTAATCCTGTCGATTATCAAGCAGACTTAATTGTTGATCAGTTGGATCGTAACTCTGACGTACTAAAGCGTTATCAGTTCAGAGGTGCTTTCCCAACACTTGTAGGACCAATCGCTCTGAGTTATGATACTCGTGACGAAGTTGAAACCTTTGATGTGACGTTCTCATATCAGTATTGGGAATCAAATACTACTAGTTAAGACCGTACTAAATAATAGGGAGTGCTTCGGTGCTCCCTCATTATTATTTACTAGGAAAGAATATGGCAGACCAAGACAACAACGCATTAAAACTCTTTGGATTCGAAATCAAAAGAGCAGGCAAAGCGACTTCTAATAAAGAGAAGTTGCCATCTGTCGTGCCTCCAACAGACAATGACGGTGCAGGTTATGTAACTGCTACTGCTGGTCACTTTGGTCAGTACGTAAACATGGAAGGCGACCAGTCTAAAGATAATGCACAATTAATCATGCGCTATCGAGGTGTTGCAATGCATCCCGAAGTAGACATGGCAATTGAAGAGATTGTAAATGAAGGTATCTCTTCTTCAGAAAATTCTTCATCCGTCGAGATTGCTCTTGATGATATTGAAGCATCAGATAAGATTAAAGATTTGATTCGAGATGAGTTTGACAGCATTGTTGCAATGCTCAAGTTCAATGAACTGGGTCACGATATATTCAGATCGTTCTACGTAGACGGTAGACTGTACTATCATTTGCTTGTTAATGAAAGCAACATGAAAGCGGGCATCCAAGAGATACGTAACATCGATAGCGCAAAAGTGCGCAAAGTTAAAGAAATTAAATACAAGAAAGATCCCAGAACTGGCGTTAAACTTGTTGATAGCATCGATGAGTACTACGTATACGAAGACAAACCAGGCAATCAGAGTAGTGGTGTTAAACTAGCGACTGACTCAATTGCATATGTTACTTCGGGTCTACTTGACGAATCTAAAAAGAAGGTAGTATCTTATCTTCACAAAGCATTAAAACCCATTAATCAGTTGCGCATGATGGAAGATAGTCTAGTAATCTATAGACTTGCTCGCGCACCAGAACGTCGAATCTTTTATATTGATGTTGGTAACTTACCTCGTGGTAAGGCAGATCAATACATGAAAGACATTATGACACAGTATCGTAACAAGTTAGTATATGATGCTGATACTGGTCAGATGAAAGATGACCGTAAGCATATGTCTATGCTCGAAGATTTCTGGTTGCCACGTAGAGAAGGCGGGCGTGGTACTGAGATTAGTACACTGCCTGGCGGCGAGAATCTTGGACAGATTGATGATGTTATCTACTTTCAGAAGCGTTTGTATCGTTCACTGAATGTACCTGTCAGTCGATTAGAGCAAGAGGCACAGTTCTCACTAGGTCGTAGTACTGAGATTTCACGAGACGAAGTTAAGTTCCAAAAGTTCATTGATCGCTTGAGACGTAGATTCTCTGCTCTGTTCATGAACATCTTGCGCAAGCAGTTATTACTCAAGGGTATTATTACTGAGCAAGATTGGGAAGAGTGGAAAGATGACATCTATGTAGATTTCATGAAGGACAACTATTTCACCGAACTTAAAGAGATGGAGATTCTTCGAGAGCGTGTTGGTCTAATGAATGAAGTAACACAGTACGTTGGTGAATACTTCTCTAAAGATTGGGTCATGCGTAATGTTCTTCAGTTAAGCGAAGATGATATGAAAGACATGAAGAAGGACATTGCTAAAGAAATCTCTGACGATGAGATTGTAGACAGGACTCCTGGTGCTGAAGATGAGAAAGAAGAACCAGCACCTAAAGCACCTGCTCCTACTGCACCAGTTGCCGCACCTAAAGCGCCAGTTAAGAAAGACATAGATACTACACAAGAAAAGTAACGATAAATTTTGGAGAATATGATGTCAGATGAAAACGTGATTATTGATGAGATACAAGCAGAACCTATTGAGACTGGTTCACAACCTATCGCTGATTTAATTGATGCTATACAAGCGCAGGACTTTAATGCGGCAGAGACACAGTTTAATGACTTAGTTGGCGAGAGACTGTCAGATACACTTGATCAGGCGAAGATTAGAATTGCAGATCAAATCTTTAATTCGCAAGCAGATATGTGGGCAGATGCGGGTGACGATGCTGAGGATGACATTGAAGAAGATGAAGATGAAGAAGATGAAGACCTCGACGACTCTGAAGTATAAATACTAATAAGTATAAATAAATGCTAGTAGACAAAAAATTTGAAGCGATCATTGATCAGGCATCAGAGGATCATCTTTACTACGTAATGAAGCATAAGGAACTGTTCGCGGTTCCTATGCATCTTAGCACAGTGCAGTACATGAATGCTAAGAACATGCGTAACCAGATTAAGTTTAATGAATTACTATATAAGAGGTTACTGACATTTGATAGAGGTGGGATATACTTAGATATTGGTATAGGACCTGCGTTTCTTGAGTTTGTTAATAATCGACTTGGTAAGAAGTTACATATATCAACAGTAGAGTGGGAAGAGCAAGTTGACCACTTTAAGTGTGTAAGAGAATCGTGGGAAGTGCCTGTTGATTATCTATGCACAGATGTACTAGCAGATGATTTCAAGATACGTGATTGTGAAACATTTTATGATTATGTATTGCTTCAAAGATTCTTTCCAGTCTATAAGACTTCAGGCAAAGAAAGGATCCAAGAAGTTTTGACTAAGTTTACACCTTATGCTAAAAGCGCCATTATTATTGAAGCAGATACTAATTGGACAAAAGCACAGTGGGCATACCTACTGTCTATAAGCAAGAATAGAACAAAGATATTTGGTGCTTTCAATATGTTTGTCATAGATTTGGAACAGTTTAAATGATATCATTCAAAGAAATTAGAGAAGCGAAGACTAAGATGCCTGCTGGCGAACATGTCTTCGATACGAAAGTTGGCAAAGTGAAAGTAATGATTCACAAAGATGCCAAAGGATTTACTGTCTTCATTGATGGTGAAAAACTCGACACCTATCGTTCGCAGAAAGAAGCGGAAAAGATGGGCGTAGCATTTGCCAAGGAAATGTAATGAAACTGATCACTGAATACACAGAGAATGATGTGCAATGCATTGTCGAAAAGAATGCACAAGGTGAGAAGAAGTTTGTCATTGAAGGCATCTTTATGTCGGCAGAGCAAAAGAATAGAAATGGTCGTATTTACCCTAAGCAGATTATGGAACGTGCTGTAGATAAATACGTCAAAGAACAAGTAAGTCAGAAGCGAGCGGTTGGTGAGTTGAATCATCCCGAAGGTCCGACTGTAAATCTTGATAAAGTTTCACATCTCATTACTGACCTTCAATGGGAAGGTAATGATGTTGTTGGAAAAGCACAAATATTGGATACTCCGATGGGTAGGATTGTAAAAGGTCTTCTCGAAGGTGGCGTTCAACTAGGCGTGTCAACTCGTGGTATGGGTAGTCTTGAGAATAGAAATGGCGTTATGTACGTTAAAGATGACTATATGTTAAATACAGTCGATATCGTACAAGATCCATCGGCACCATCAGCATTTGTTAATGGTATCATGGAAGGCGTTGACTGGGTATGGAACAATGGTATCCTCTCTTCTCAAGTAATTGAAAATATGGAGACAGAAATAAGAACTGCTCCGAAAAAGCATCTCTACGAGACGCAGATTCGTGAGTACAAAAATTTCCTCTCGTTACTCAAATCGAACTATTAAGGAGTCAAACATGTCGGAAGATATGAAAATTGTACTTCCTGTTGATGAGGATAACTCAATCGAGGAAGGAAGTACTCAAATGATGCCAGTAGGCACCGAAGCAGACGCAATCGCGTCCGTAGATAAAGCAGAAGATGGAGTTAAGTCTAAAGCGCCAGCACGTAAGGGCGACAATACTAAACAAGATCCTGCACCAAAGACTAAAGCAGGTTTGCTGAATGCAATGTATGGTAAGTTATCTTCTATGAAGAAAGCGGATCTAAATGCTGCATACACCAAGATGTCAGAAGAATTTGATGATATGGAAGTTTCAGACGCAGTTGAACTGCCTGAATTCTCTGTAACTGACGAATTGAATGACCTTGTTGAATCAGAGCAAACTTTATCAGATGAGTTTAAAGCGAAAACTGCTGTAATCTTTGATACTGCTATTCGTTCAAAACTTTCAGAAGAAATTGAAAGAATTGAAGATGAATACCAATCACGACTTGACGAAGAACTTGAGGCAACTCGAAGTGACCTAGTTGAGAAAGTTGATTCATATCTTAACTATGTAGTTGAGAACTGGATGAAAGAAAATCAGATTGCTGTTGAATCTGGTCTGCGTACTGAAATCGCTGAGAACTTTATGGGCAGTCTGAAAGACTTGTTCATCGAATCTTACATCGAAGTACCTGAATCCAAAGTGAATCTTGTTGATGAACTAGCGGAGCAAGTTTCAGAATTAGAAGAGAAACTTAATGCTCAAACTGGTTCTGCCATTGAAATGTCTGAGAAATTAGAAAGACTTCAGCGTGACGCGATCATTCGTGAATCTGCTGGCGATCTTGCTGACACTCAGGTTGAGAAGTTAAAAGGTCTAGTTGAATCACTCGACTTCGAAGATGCTGAATCTTTCGCACATAAAGTAAAGACTGTTAAAGAGTCCTACTTTAAGAAAGACGTAGCAACTATTGTAGAAGATATCAATGAAGACTGGTCTGCTGAAGAAACTGGACCTGTACCTGGGTCAGTGATGGAACAGTACCTTACCGCAATCAAAAAATCTAATAAGTAAATACTAGGAGTATTAACCAAATGCAACAATCATACGATAAACTAATTGAGAAGTGGAGTCCAGTGCTGAATGAAAGTTCTGCCGGCGCCATCACCGATCATCACCGTAAAGCAGTAACCGCCGCTATCCTTGAGAACCAAGAGAAAGCATTCCTCGAAGAAAGCAACATGCTTAATGAAACTCCAGGTAACAGCAACGCCTCTGTAACTGGTACTGCTAACTGGAATCCAGTATTGATTGCACTCGTTCGTCGTGCAATGCCTAACTTGATGGCATACGATCTTGCTGGTGTTCAACCTATGACTGGTCCTACTGGTTTGATCTTCGCTATGAAGAGCAACTACAAGACTACTCGTGCCGGTGCTACTGCTGGTGACGAAGCATTGTACAACGAAGCAGTAACTGGTTATTCCGGCGACTCTTCTGCTACTACTGATGGCCGTGGTTCTTCTGGTCTAGTTGGCGCAACTGATACTGACGTTGACTCAAGCATTGCTGATTCTGGCGCTACTTATGTACCAAAAGTTGGCGGCGCTATGCCTACTGCTGATGCTGAAGCACTTGGCAACACTGGTTCTGCATTCGCTGAAATGGGTTTCTCAATCGAGAAAGCAACTGTAACCGCTAAGTCTCGTGCATTGAAAGCAGAATACTCGCTTGAACTTGCTCAGGATCTTAAAGCAATCCACGGTTTGGATGCTGAAACTGAACTTGCAAACATCTTGTCTACTGAGATTCTTGCTGAGATCAACCGCGAAATCGTTCGTACTATCAACAGTCAAGCGAAGATCGGTTGTCTTACTTCTAACGTCCAGACTCAAGGTATCTTTGACTTGTCAACTGATGCAGACGGTCGTTGGAGCGTAGAGAAGTTCAAAGGTTTGTTAGTTCAAATCGAACGCGAAAGCAACCAAATCGCCAAAGACACTCGTCGCGGTAAAGGTAACGTAGTAATCTGTTCTTCAGATGTTGCTACTGCCCTTGTTGCTGCCGGTATGCTTGATTATTCACCTGCTATCTCTGCTAACTTGAACGTAGATGATACTGGTAATACTTTTGCTGGTGTTCTTAACGGTCGCACTAAAGTGTTCATCGATCCCTACGCCACTGGTGACTACGTTACTGTTGGTTATAAAGGCACTAACCCATATGACGCTGGTATCTTCTACTGCCCATATGTTCCTTTACAAATGGTTCGCGCAGTTGGCGAGAATGATTTCCAACCACGTATCGGGTTCAAGACTCGTTATGGTATGGTATCTAACCCATATGCTGGAACTGCTGGTGCTCAAGACGGACTTGCTGCCGCTCGTACCAACCAATACTACCGTATCTTCCGCGTAGACAACATCCTCGCATAAGACTGTAGTAGAAAAGATAATAATAAGAAACTTGTTTTAATCTTTATACCCCTCCTCACGGAGGGGTTTTTTTTGTCTGCTAAATAGTTCTATAATTAAACTCTGAGAAACGTGATGCCTACATACAATTATGAATGTAAGAAGTGTGAAAACAAATTAGAAGTGATGCAAAAAATGTCAGACGATCCATTGACTACTTGTCCTAAATGTAAAGAAGAAGAACTAAAGAAAGTCTTTGTTGCTGGTGGTGGTGGATTTCATCTTAAAGGAAAGGGTTGGTTTAAGACTGGTGGATACTGAGTTAAAACTTGTATAAATATCTGTATAAACTGGAGTAAGAAACAATGGCAGACTTTACATGCGATACTAACTATCTCGCACCAACTGGATTTAAGATCACAGTATCTCGTGAGAACTTTCCTAATTTACAATTCTACGCACAGCAAGTGATGCATCCCTCTATGGAGATGAATGCTGTTGATGTGCCGTATCGTAGAGCGTCTGTTGCATTGACGGGCGATACAGTTGCATTCGGCACATTGTCCATGGATATTCTAATGGATGAGAAAATGAATGTCTACGAAGAATTGTTTCAGTGGATGGAAAGAATGGTTGAAACGCCACACAGACCTAATACTGGTAGACTTCTGGCGGGTGGTGCGATCCAAGACATTGCACACTACTGTGATATTAGAGTAGCAGTGCTGACTAGCGGCAATAATGTTGCAAGAGAACTGAAGTATGTCAACTCATTTCCTATATCATTAGGTGACATTACTTTTGCTTCAACTAGCGATGGGCAGTTTATTACGTTCCCTATATCGTTTAAGTTTGACTATTTTGATTTTGTATGATACAATAGTGTAGTTAATAACTACATTTTTTAAGGTGAAATATTATGGATTTACAAACTGTTCTACAAGAATGGACGAAAGACTGTGAAATTGAGTTTAACCAATTAGACGTTAGTTCCCAGGAGACACCACGTCTCCATGCTAAGTATCTAACATTACTCTCTGACTCGCGCCTGAAGTTAAAGGATGTGGAGTTCAAGCAGAAATTACTACTTAAAGATAAGTGGTTATATTACCAAGGTAAGATGTCTCGTGAAGTGATCGAGAAGAAGGGATGGAATCCTGATCCCTTTGATGGTCTGAAGATTCTTAAAGGGGAAATGGATTACTACTATAACTCTGATCCCGAGATCATGAAGAGCGAAGCAAGGATCACATATATAAAAGAACTAATCGATGTGTTGAAAGAAATCGTCGAGAACATTAAGTGGCGACACCAGACAATCGGAAATATGATACGATGGAAGCAATTTGAAGCAGGATTCTAAATGCAAACAATAACCCTGAAAATGAAAGATTACTCGATGCTCCAATTGGTGGAGTGTGACCCTGATGTGGTCCATGAATTGAGTGAACACTTTACATTTGAAGTTCCTGGCGCGAAGTTCATGCCCGCTGTAAAGAAGCGGTTGTGGGACGGCAAGATAAGAATGCTGGATCGTAACACAGGACAGATCAATGCAGGGTTATACTATGCTATAAAGAAGTTTGCTATGCAACGTGGGTATGGCATCAAGGTGGACGAAGGTCCTTACGGTTTCCCGTACGAAACTAACAAAGTCAATCACGTAGAGACCATGAATTGGATGGATACTTTAGGTATTCCATTCAAACCTCGCGACTATCAGTATGATGCTATAACACATGCAATCACATATAAGCGATGCATTCTAATATCACCGACTGGTTCTGGTAAATCCTTTATCATCTATCTGCTAATGCAATGGTACATGGTGAATCATGATAAGAAGATTCTTGTTATTGTTCCGACAACTTCTCTTGTTGAGCAGATGTATGCTGACTTTAAATCATACGGAATGGATGTAGATAACGAAGTACATAAGATTTACTCTGGTAAAGATAAAGAGACTGATAAGCGTATTGTTGTCACAACATGGCAGTCCATCTATAAGTTACACCCAGTTTGGTTTGAAGACTATGGTGCTATCTTTGGTGATGAAGTACATGGATTCAAGTCGAAGTCTTTATCATCTATTATGAACAAAGCAAAGAATGCTGAGTACAGGTGGGGAACAACAGGTACACTCGACGGTACTCAAGTACATAAGTTAGTACTAGAGGGACTATTTGGTCCAGTACATCGTGTTACTACTACACACGCACTACAAGAAAATGAGACATTAGCAAAACTGGATATTGATATCATACTACTGAAGTATGCCGAAGAGTTTTGTAAGTTGACCGAAGGCAGGACTTACCAAGAAGAGATTGATTTCATTGTATCATACGAGAAGCGCAATAACTTTATTGCAAACCTTGCTGTCAGTCAGAAAGGAAATACGCTAGTACTATTCAACTTGGTTGATAGACATGGTAAAGTTCTACGTGATTTAGTAGAAGATAAACTTAAAGAAGGACAAAGGATATTCTATGTTAGTGGGGAGACGAAGACAGCAGATAGAGAGCAGATCCGTAATATCGTTGATAAGCATAATAATTGTATCATTGTTGCCTCTCTTGGCACTTTTTCTACTGGTATTAACATTCGAAATCTGCACAACATTATATTCGCGTCTCCGAGCAAGTCTCAGATACGTGTACTCCAGTCTATCGGGCGTGGGTTAAGGCAGAGTGATGATGGTTCAACTGCTAAATTATATGATATAGCAGATGATCTACATATAGGTAAGAAAGCAAACTTTACTCTTCGCCATAGTGCAGAAAGAATAAAGATATATACTAGTGAGAAGTTCCCCTATAAGATAACACAGGTTGATATATAATGAACGAAATAGATTTTGCTCAGTTTAAGTTAAGTAGTGGTCATGAAATAGTTTGTGAAGTTTTGGAGTGGAACGATCCTGCTGACCCCGCTATTAATGAAATTATTATTAAGAATGTTATGCAGATAGTGAACGGACAAATGAACGAGTCTGGCGAGAGTGTCTTTATGTTTCGCCCCTTTGTCAATTTTTGTGAGGGCGAGAAAGAATATATGGTAATGAATATGAGTCATGTAATTACGAGCAATCGTCCTAGCAAGCACCTTGCCTCTGAGTATGTTTATGCTGTAGAAGAAATGAATGCTGTTGCCTTTGAGCGTGACGAAGAAGTTGCGGAAGCGGAAGCAGAGTACCAAAGAAACTTAGATAAAAATAGAGGACGCTTAGAACAGTCTATGAAACGAGTGATGAGCAAAGACGGATCTAATGTTGTACAGTTTCCTTTCTTAAAGTCTAATCCAACAGATGACGATATTGTTCACTGAGTGTCAAAAGAGTTTTTTTATGATTAAAAACATTCTAAGTGCATTATACTATAAATGAGAAAGGATGTCAACCTTTTTCTTTAATTATTTTTACTTCTTGACAATCGTTCATTAATAGTGTATAATGGACTCTATATTAAACGAAATGGCATTATATAATGAAAATTGGTTTCACTTGCTCGGCATTCGATCTGCTACATGCTGGTCACGTACAGATGCTCCGCAACGCAAAAGAACAATGTGAATATCTTATAGTAGGACTTCAAGTTGACCCTCAACTAGATCGCCCCGAAAAGAACGCACCCATCCAAACCATCGTTGAACGCTACACGCAACTTCAAGCGTGTTCGTATGTTGACGAGATTGTTCCCTACAGCACCGAGCGTGACCTTCTTGACATTCTTTCTATGTACGATATAGATGTGCGTATACTTGGCGAAGAGTACAAAGACAAAGAGTTCACTGGCAGAGACCTCTGTCGCAAGCGCGGTATGCACATCTACTTCAATGAAAGATCCCATAGATTCTCTTCTTCTGATTTAAGACAGAGAGTGGTTGACAATCAAAACGAAGCAGTGTATAATGGTCCTAACAAGAACATACCAATCCACAACTAACCCGAGTAAGCAAAGATAATGAAAGAACCAACAAAGAAACTAAAACCGAAAGAGAAACCACATTACGTTAATAATGCTCTGTTCTCACAGTCGGTAGTAGACTATGTTGCATCTAAGAATGCCGCAGTAGCGAGAGGCGAAGTACCGCCAATCGTCACTAACTACATTGCGGAATGCTTTTTAAAGATATGTGAAGGACTATCACACAAATCTAACTTCGTCCGATATACGTATCGCGAAGAAATGGTAATGGATGCTGTAGAAAACTGCCTCAAAGCAATTGAAAACTACAATCTGGAGACTGCTACACGAACTGGTAAACCTAATGCATTCGCATACTTCACACAGATTAGTTGGTATGCATTTCTTCGTCGTATTGAGAAAGAGAAGAAGCAACAAGACATCAAGATTCGCTATCTGTCAGAGAGTGGTTTGTCAGAGATGGTGAGTAGTGAATTGCTTGACGCTGGAGTACAACAGCAGACCCAAGCATTTGTCGAAGAATTGCGTGGTAGAATCGACTATGTTAAGTCCAATGATAGACTCATTAAAGAGTATGCCAAAGACAATAAGCGCAAACGTCGAAGTCGCTCTGTTGATTCGGACTTATCAGATCATTTTGAGGACTAGAGTTTGAAGATTGCTTTCCTAAATGATACGCATTGCGGTGTACGAAATTCTTCTGAAGTCTTTATGGACTATCAAGAGAGATTCTATCGTGATGTGTTCTTTCCATATCTGAAAGAGAACGGGATTACTAAGATTGTGCATCTTGGTGATTATTATGAGAACAGAAAGACCATTAACTTTAAGGCACTAGAACACAATCGTAAGATATTCCTAGAGAAACTCCGTGAGTATAAAATACACATGGACATTATTCCTGGCAATCACGATGTGTACTACAAGAACACGAATCAACTGAATGCTCTAAAAGAACTACTCGGACATTATATGGCAGAGGTTCGTATCATCGAAAAACCTACTGTTGTTAATTATGATGGTCTTGATTTTGCACTTGTTCCGTGGATAAACCAAGATAACGAAAAGCACACGATGGAGTTTCTTGCTACGTGTAAAGCATCTCATGTAGGTGCGCACTTGGAGTTAGAAGGGTTTGAGATGCAAGCGGGCATTCCTTGTGTACATGGTATGAAATCATCGACGTTCGATAGATTCGAAATGGTTCTATCTGGTCATTTTCATACTAAGTCACAGCAAGGACCGATTCATTATCTTGGGTCACAGTACGAGTTCTTCTGGTCTGATGCGCATGATCCTAAGTACTTTCATGTCCTGGACACAGACACTCGTGAACTGACACCTGTACATAATCCACTACGTATCTTTGAACGTGTATACTATGATGATACAGTAGAGAAAGCAGACTACAAGTATGGCATTGGTGAACTACCTGACGTAGACCATAAGTATGTTAAGTTAGTTGTAGTGAACAAATCTAAACCTAAATTGTTCGAGAAGTTTGTGGATCGTTTGCAGATGAAACAGATACATGAACTGAAGATTGCAGAGAACTTTTCAGAGTTTATGGGTAATGATGTTGATGATGATAAAATAAATGTTGACTCTACCGAGGATTTGTTGTATACTTACATAGACGCTGTAGATACAGTCTTAGACAAAGACCGGATCAAGAGTGAAGTTCACCAATTAATGATTGAGGCACAGACCTTAGATATCGTATGATTATTTTTAAAACATTAAGATATAAGAATTTCTTATCGACCGGTGATAGTTTCACTGAGATCCAACTGAATCGTTCTAGGTCTACTCTTGTAGTAGGTCAGAACGGTGCAGGTAAGTCTACGATGTTGGATGCTCTGTCATTCGCACTGTTCGGTAAGGCACATCGGAGTATCACGAAGAATCAGTTGATCAATTCTATCAACAATAAAGGAACTGAAGTTGAAGTAGAGTTCTCTGTTGGTGTAAGTGAGTATAAGATTCATCGTGGTATTAAACCTAATACTTTCGAGATATGGAAAGATAATGTTCTGGTCAATCAGGACAGTCACAACAAGGAGTATCAATCAGTACTTGAGAAGAATATTCTGAAGTTGAATCACAAATCGTTTCACCAGATAGTTGTTCTTGGATCATCTTCATTTGTTCCATTCATGCAACTCCCTGCTCAACATAGACGAGATGTGATCGAAGACCTACTTGACATTAACGTATTCTCTAAGATGAATGGTATTCTTAAAGAGCGTATGTCTGTGCTACGTGAGAAGGGTCGGACTAATCAAGTTCAGTTAGAGTTGATTCGTGATAAGATTAAGAACCAAGAACGATATGTAAACACACTTCGTCTACTTAGTTCCGAACAGAAAGAGAAGAAGCAGGTAGAGATTACTGAGTTGGGCGAGAAGATTGATGAACGTATAGCAACTAATACTGCTGATCTTGAGCATGAACTTGCAATGGTAAAGTCGCAACTTGCTAAGATAAACAAGCAGAGAGTAGAGTTCGAGAAGTACGACCATCAGTTTCAGGTTAAACAGAAAGAACTTGCAAAGGAAATTAAATTCTATGAAAGTAATGACATCTGTCCAACCTGTGACCAGGACATCGAAGAATCCCTTAAATCAACAAAAACAGCACACGCACGAACTAAGGGAGAAGAACTCGAAGAAGGTAGAACCCAAGCGTCCACCAAAATCAACGAACTCGACGATAGACGTGGAAGTGTAGAGACACATAGCAGGCAACTAGTCTCTGCCATTAATGATGTACATATCAGTAATGCTCAAGTGAACGAGTGGCAGAAACGTATGTCAGTTCTTCAGAATGATCTTATTAAGATTGATGAAGAGACAGCAAGTATTGATGAAGCATTAGAGGCAAAAGCAGAACTCGAAGCGAGTAAGCAAGTTCTACATGATGAGCATATTGTGATTGCTGATGAAGGATCATACGGTGTTGTTATAGCAGAACTGTTGAAAGATACTGGTATTAAAACCAAAATCATTAAGCAGTACTTGCCTGTCATTAATAAACTAACGAATCAGTATCTCCAGATTCTGGACTTCTATGTCTCGTTTGACCTAGATGACACTTTCAAAGAAACTATTCGTTCGCGTCACCGTGATTCGTTCTCGTATGATTCTTTCTCTGAGGGCGAGAAGCAACGCATCGATCTGGCGTTACTATTTACCTGGCGTATGATCGCTAAGATGAAGAACAGTGTTGCCACTAATCTGTTGATACTAGATGAAACTTTCGATTCGTCTCTTGATGCTGATGGTGTGGATAACCTAACTAAGATAATTGATAGTATGGATGGTGATTCTAGCATCTTTGTTATCAGTCATAAAGGAGCAATCCTGGAGCAATACTTTGATTCAAAGATTGAATTCATTAAAGAGAAAAACTTTAGTAAAGTCGCTTGACATCCCTAAAGTTCTATGTTATAATACACCCATAAACAAACCAACTGAGATATATTATGGAATTAACTGAAAAGACAATGCAAGTTCTCAAGAACTATGCTACTATCAACCCAAACATTGTGATCACTGAAGGCAATGTAATCAAGACTGTATCAGAAGCAAAGAATGTCCTAAGTTCTGTTGAACTAGATGTGACATTCCCCAAGACATTTGGCATCTATGAACTCAGTGAGTTTCTGAGTGTTCTATCTCTGGTAGACTCTCCTCGACTCAAGTTCGAAGACTCATATGTTCTCGTAACAGATAGTGCTGGTCGCTCACGTATCAAGTACTTCTACTCTGACATTGAGATGCTAACTACTCCTTCGAAGGACATTATTATGCCTGAGACCGAAGTTAAGTTTACACTAGATAGTGCTACGCTATCAAGTATCAAACGTGCGGCATCTGTTCTTGGTCATACTGAAATGTCAGTGACCGCAACTGATGGTGTTGTATCATTGTCTGTGATCGATAACAATGATCGTACATCAAACGTATATTCTATTGATGTTGATGGAGTATTTGCTGAAGAGAAGTTCAACTTTATCTTTAACATCTCTAATCTAAAAATGATTGATGGTGATTATGAAGTTGGTATCTCTAAGAAACTAATCTCACATTTTGTGAACAAAGATAATGGCATCGAATACTGGTGTGCCCTTGAAAAATCTAGTACTTACGGAGTATAGTAATGATTAAAACAACTAACGAAATGACAGACCTCGCTAATCGTATCACCCGATCAACTGTTGCAGTAATCGACACAGTTGCGGCACGAGGTGGTTTTAAAGGTGAAGAACTAGCAACTATTGGACAGTTACGCGATCAGTGTATTGCATTGATACAGATTGTTGAAGACGCTCAGGCACAAGCGGTAGAATGATTTTGTGCTGACGCCTATCGCGAATATTCTCGGTCATGATTACTTCACTAGAGGTAATGACAAAGGTCATCGTAATATCACTTCGTCATTTGGAAAATCAAGAATTGTTATTGATTCTCTGAATCTTGGTGATATTTACGGACCCGATAAAGTTTATTTGGATTGCGGTGCTAGTACTGGTATTGAATCAGTTTCATATGTAAAGGACTTCGGAGAAATACATTCCTTTGAACCTGGTGAAGATTATGTTTGCCTTAGAGAAAATTTAAAGCATCATGATAATATTATCACACATCGACTAGCATTAAGCGACGAGAATGCTACAGCATCTCTTGTTGTATATAAAGGAAACGGAAGAACAAATCATCTTGACTTTGTTCCTCCTGTCGTTAATGAAGATCGTAAACTGATCGGCAGTACTACAGTAGTTACTAGAACATTAGACTCATTTAACTTTGTCAATGTTTCTTATATAAAGATTGATGTTGAAGGATGTGAATATAATTTATTGCAGGGAGCAAAAGAGTTATTAAGTAATAACGATCCAGTAATAAAGATTGAAATATCGAATAGGCACAATGAAGTAGTTGCACTATTACTTACATTAGATTATAGTGTGATAGGTTATGCAATGGATAAGTACGTGTATCCATTATCTGAAGAACTTGTATTCTTTACGTCACCGGATCATTCTGATGATGTATTCTGGAAATCTGGTGACTTTATACTATCCGAGTTTAAAGATAATCATCCAAGAGAGTTTCGAAGATACTCCGAGATTCCGCCGGCAGAAATACCGCCTTATAATCCGAACTGGGGCGATTTTTATTTTAAGAAATTAAATGCTTGACTTTTGGTCTTGTCTGCTGTATAATTACGTATAGTAGACAAGACATTTTTTTATATTATACAATTTTAACTTTTGAGAGATACAAATATTATGAGTGACCAATTCATCTGGACCGAGCGATATCGCCCACAAACAATTAAAGACACCATTCTTCCTAAATCACTGAAAGATGTATTCCTTAAAATCGTAGAAGGCGGCGAGATGCCCAATATGCTTTTTACTGGTACTGCTGGTCTTGGTAAAACAACTGTAGCAAAGGCACTATGTAAAGAACTTGACTATGATTGTATTGTGGTCAACTGTTCTGAAGACGGTAACATCGACACACTTCGTGGTAAGATTAGAAGATTTGCATCTTCGGTATCTCTTGGCGGTGACGTTAAAGTTGTTATCCTAGATGAGGCAGATTATCTTAATGCGCAATCAACTCAACCCGCACTACGCGGTTTCATCGAAGAGTTCGCTGACAACTGTAGATTTATCTTAACTTGTAACTTTAAGAACCGTATCATCGAACCTATCCATTCTCGCTGTGGTGTATATGAATTCAATACATCTAAGAAAGACATGGGTCAATTGTGTGGTCAGTTCATGGAACGACTCAAGACAATTCTTGATACTGAAGGTGTTACATATAACGATAAACTTATTGCTAACATGATTATGAAACATGCTCCTGATTGGAGACGAGTAATCAATGAGTGTCAACGCTTCTCGATGGGTGGTCAATTAGAGTCTATTGCTATTGATTGTAGTACTGATAGTCAGATTGATCAACTATACGAACATCTAAAAACAAAAGACTTTAAGAAGATGCGCTCTTGGGTCGTCAATAACATTGATGTTGATGCATCATCTATCTTTCGTTCGTTATATGATAAGATGTTTGATAAGGTCGACCCAGATTCTATTCCGCAGTTAGTGTTAATTCTTGCTGATTATCAGTATAAGAATGCCTTTGTCGCAGACCATGAGTTAAACATTGTTGCTTGTATGACTGAGGTTATGGCAAACGTGAAGATGAATTAATGGCAATTACACCGGATAACATATTATATCTGCCCGAAGGTATTGATATAAGAATATGCCCAAAGAACGGATTCTCGTCTTTAAAGGGATTCTTTCATCAGGTTATGAAAGTCGTGGCACCTAATATTCCTTTTCAAAAAGAACAGATAGACTTTCAGCATGTGAGAGGAGGGGCATCGTCTTGGCGACAACTTCAAGTTCTGAAATATGGCAATCAATTTGATGTTCCTTTTAGATATGATAGTGTACGATTCGCGGTCACGCGAGATCCTATAGAGAGATTTAAGTCTGCGGTCGAAATGCTTCAATTACAGGCAAAGAGCAACTATGCATCACCCGAAGATATACCTCTGATCAACAAAGATTATGATGCATATTCTAGCGTGAAACTACTACTTGATGATCTGTATTCAGGTAAAGTTCTTAATCAGCATTTCTGGACTCAGACTTTGTATATGGGTTTGCGTAGTAATTATGATTATGTCTATAACTTAAATAATATTGAAGAGATGTATAAACACATTCTTTCGTTTTATGGTATTGACTATGATAGAAAAGTATGGTATACTCATAAGAATATTTCGAACAACTCGGACTATAGGTCTACTCAAGATATTCTATTAGATATTTGTACCACAACAGAACAGAATAGACAGCAAGTTTCTTATATGGATTATTATAAGATACTAGAACCGAGTGAACTGATTACAAGAAATATGACTCCTAGTGATTATGCTAGAGTGAAAAAGTTATATAAAATAGATTATGATAATGGATGGTATTGAAAATGATTAATATTTATGATTATGAAACATTAGGCACTGACTTGAACACCGCTCCTGTAGTGAACGTGGCGGCAATGACAGTTGACGAAGATATGTTTCTTTCTGATACTCCATA